GTAAAATTTAAAGTTGGTGAATCAGGATCAGAAATGAGTCTTCCTTCTGCTGATGGTACTGCTAATCAATTTATGCAAACAGATGGCAGTGGTAATTTAAGTTTTGCTACAGTTGATACATCCGTAGATCAAACTTCTTTAAAAAACACAGTATCACTTCCAGGAACAACTTATAATAGTTTAAAATTAATTAGAGTTTGGGATTTTCATAACAATCTTCCACCAAGCAATTTGCAAGTAATATATGCAGCTAGTAATAATCCAGGTAATGCGAATACAGGTATGTATGTTCCAACATCAATGGCTAGTACCAATGATAAAATAACTAAATTTGTTATAAAGTTTGATAATCTTAATTGGGCATATAACGCAACTACTAATGAATCTACTGATATACGATTAGATATGTTTGTTAAACCAATGGGTGGTAATAATAATCAACAATCTTTTATAGCTACTAATACTAGTTTTGAGTCGTATGAAAGATATGTTTGGTTAGACTCTAATGCTAATTGGTCATACACTCAATATAACACTTCAAGTGGTCAAAATGGTCAGTACACTATAAGTGGAGCTTACAATAATTATCTAAAAAGAAATCAGGTTGGTTATCGTTTTCTTACAAATAATGGCGGTAGTATGTTTTATTCAATGGAGGGCGGAACTAAAGGAAATAGACCTGTTCAAGGGGTAACTTATCCATTTAAAGAAGCATCTGCAAAAAATAATTTAATGAGATCTGATTTTAGTGGAACACTTGAAATATTTAACAGAAAAGATGGTTGGGATATAACTGGTGATTTTACTTATCAAAAACAAAGCGGACAGTATAATAATGGTTATTTAAGTCGTGCATACACAAGACATATGCCTTATTACGGTAGCACTTCTACATATTATCCATACAACACCGATCATGCTAGAGGTGTAAATTTATACATGATTCCTTATGATTTTAATCAAGCAAACAATGGAAGTAGCGGAAGTAATGGTCAAATTGAAGCTAATTCATTTGGGTTGTCTGGCGGTAGAATAGAATTATGGGCAGACATTAGTAATTAAAGGTTGATTAGTTAATATAATTGATATAAAAATTTAATAGGAGTATTAATATGGCAAGACCAACACAAAATGATTTTGAAGTCTTTACAGTAAGACCTAAAAAAGCAGTTCGTAATTCTGAAGGCGTAAGAGTTGTTGAAGACTACACAGATGCAGAATGGGATGAAGCAAAAGCTGGTGCACAAGAAATAATAGATAATTATGATGTTAATTCATTTGCAACAATTAGAGAATACAGAAACAAATTATTAAGTGATTCTGATTGGGCATTAGTTTCTGATACCACACTAACTGCATCCGAGTTAGTAGATTTAAAAGCATGGAGAACTAGTCTTAGAGATTTACCTGCATCTCAAGAAGACCCTGATGATATTGTTTTTCCTGCTTGTCCTATTGATTATTTAGGTATTGAAGTATTTCAACCATTAGCATAAAAAATGACTGAGGGAAAAAAAGAGGAATGGATTCCTCAACAAAAAGAATTAGAAGCACTTCATACTATGAGAATAGAACATAACTATGATGTAAACTTTTCTGTTATTAGTGATAAAAAAGATTTTTTAGATGCTTTAATGGAAATAGATTCTTTAGAGTTAGGTAATCAAATTAAACAATTAATAGAATCTCAGGATAGACAATTCACAGTAGAATAGTGTAAGTTGTTTATATTAGGAGTAATATAAATTAATGGCACTTGGTTTTACAACATATTCTGAAGCAGCATACGCACAATCTAGTGTAATTAATAATGTTATTGTTATACCATCAGGAGTTCAAGCTACAGGTGCTATTGGTAATGTAAATGTTACATCTCCTGAATTAGTTATACCTACAGGTGTTCAAGCTACAGGTGTTATAGGACAAGCTATTGGCATGGCAGGTTTTGTTTATGCTAAACCTCGTGGCAATGAAACATTTACTATAACAGTACAAAATGTTGGTGGCTCAAATAAATATTTTGTAAATGATTTCCAACAAGTAATGCCTACTGCACTACATAAAGGTTTTACTTATATATTCGATCAATCAGATTCAAGTAATGCAACGCATCCTTTAAGATTTAGTACAACTCAAGATGGATCAGATTATACAGATGGAGTTACAGCAGTAGGAACACCAGGTCAATCAGGAGCTTACACACAAATTGTAGTAGCTAGTAATGCACCATCAACTTTATATGTAAAATGTTCTAATCATAGTGGAATGGGTTTTGCTGTTAGTGTAGAAGCAAATGTTGAAATTAAATCTACAGGTGCAGTTGGAAATGCAACAGCAATACCTCAAATGATTGTAGTACCTACAGGAGTTCAAGCAACAGGTGCTATTGGCAATGTAAGTATAAAATTAAGTGCAGTTGCATCTGTTACAGGTGTTTCTGCTTCAGTAACTACAACAAATGTGTTAGTTTGGAGTGAAGTTGATACAAATCAAAATCCAAATTGGACTGAGATTGCGGCATAAAAGGATTAAATAATGGCTACATTTAGTAATTTAGGGTTAAAATTAATATCACAAGGTGATGAAGCAGGTACATGGGGTACAAGCACAAATACAAATTTAGATATTGTTGATGAATCTCTTCAATATAATTCTAAAAATTTTACATCTGATGCAAATTTAACAATAACAGTAGCTAATGGAACAACAGGTACTTCAGGTTCTCCAAGTGGTCGTGAGCAAGTTTTAGAATTTACTGATACAGGAAGTGTTCTTACAGCTTCTAGAAGTGTTATAATTCAACCATCTACACTTAAAAAAATGTGGTTAGTAAAAAATTCAACTGCACGAAGCCTTCTAATTAAAATGAGTAACGGAGATAGTGGTGTAACTATATTAGCAGGAAACGATGCTTTATTATATTCTAAAGGAACAGGTAATATGCAATCAAGTGTTGCAGGTTCTCCTGGTGTAAGTTCTTTAGCAGGAACTACTAATCAAGTAGCAGTATCTCAATCATCAGGTGCAGTTACCTTATCTTTAGATGATTCTCAGGTAAGATTAGTAAGTCAATCTGCTTTAACAACAGGAACAACAGTAAATAATATTTATAATGGAACTAATTATAATAGATATAAATTTACAGGCTCTGCACAAATAACTGTTGCGAATGGTGGAAGTGGTAATATTCAAATACAACCTATATCTACAACAGGCCAAACAGGTGTAGGAAATTATTATAGTTCTGGTTTTTATACTGATGTTTCAGCAGGAACACCATCAACAGCTCTTATTAATAATCAACTGGGTGCTAGTTGGACAATACCTTTAGCTACAGCAGGTAGTAACAATCAAATAGATATTTGGTGGGAAATTAATTTAGCAAGAGATACAACATATCAATCATCAAATGGATTTCCATATTATGGAACTGGTAAAGTTACATCTAGGTCAGGATTAAATGTTAATTCTGCAAGAATAGTAGATTTTAACATGGGTGCTGCAAATAATGGAAATTGGAATACATTTGGAGGTTTAAAGTTTACTACTCCTACAAATGTTAATTCAGGACATTCTATATTTGAAGTTAGTAATTATTAGGAGTTAAATTATGGCAAAAACGACTGTTGCAGATATAGATAAAAAAGTTGCGGTAATAGAACAACAGTTAGTAGATCATGTTAAGTCTTGTGAGCAATTAGCAGTAGAAACTTTAGCTAGAGTAAAAAGATTAGAATATTTTATAATAGCAACTTTATTTTCTGTTCTTAGTGGAACAGTTTTAGTAGTAGTTCAGCTTATTTCAAGAACAATAAATTAGGAGAAATTATGTTAAATAATATTATAGAAAAAATTAAATCAAATTTAAAAACATTAAATGAATGGACAAAAGAACCTCAAATAGCTCTAGGTATTTCATGGATATTATTAGCTGTAGGATACTTTTTTTCTTCAGTTATATTATTTATTTTAGCTTTAGGTTTAGCTGGATATGGTGTTTATTTAGTTACAAGACCAGAATCGGAGTAAATTATGATAAGTTTACTTGGAAGTTTGGTAGGCTTCAGCACTTCTTTTCTCCCATCTATTCTCGGATTTTTTGAAAAAAAAGCCAAATTTAAGCAAGACTTGCTTATGCTTGAGGCCAAGGCAAAGTATGCCGAACAAATGTCTAAGTATAAAATACAAGAGCTAGATGCAGAAGCTGACATAGCCGAAGCAAAAGCTATCTATGCTCATGCTGAACAACTTTCTAAAAATAATTCATCTAAATTTATAGGTGCTTTACAGGCATCAGTACGCCCAGTTATTACTTATTTATTGTTCTCTGTGTTTGCTTTTGTTAAAGTTACACAAGTTTATATATCAGTACAACAAGGTGAAGACCCATTAGAGGGTGTAGTAGCTGCATGGGATATTGAAACGCAAAGCATGTTTTCTGCAATAATTGCATTCTGGTTTGGGAATCGTATGATGAATCAATCGAAAAAATAAAATGGCTTATACAGATATTACACCACCACCCGGATTAAATAAAATAGGTTCTCGCTATACAGCAAGAAATCAATGGTTTAATAGCAATCTTGTAAGATTTTTTAATGGTATTCCTGAAAAATTAGGAGGTTGGACTTCTTGGGTTAGTCTTAACCAAACAGCTTCTCCTAATAATAATATTAGATCAATATACCTTTACAAATCTAGTGATAATACAAGGTATACAGGTGTAGGAACTACATCTAATTATACAATTATAGAAGGAACATCTCCTACAGATATAACTCCTGTTACATCTCTTGTTTTAGGAAATAATCCTGTCGCATGCGTATCAGGAAATTCTTTTATAACATTTACTTGCACTGATCCACATGGATTGCAGTCAGGAGATTTAGTAAGAATATCAGGTTTAACAGGAACTATAGGAAGTATAGATTTAACAACATACAATGCTGTAGCTGGTAATTCATATGACACAAGAGTTGTATTAGCAACACCTACTACAACAACTTTTACATTATCAAGCTCTACAGCTAACGCTAGTGCAAGTGGAGGAGGAAACAGTGTTTCTGTTGAAGCATATTTATCTGTTGGTTCAAACGGTTATATTTCAGGTACAGGATGGGGAGCAAGTGATTGGGGTGGTTTAATTGATAATACAGCTTGGGGTAGTACAGCTTCTTTAGATTATAAAAATCAATTAAGACTCTGGTCAGAAGATAATTTTGGTGATGATCTTCTTATAAATCCTAGAGGTGGTCCTATATATTATTGGAAAAAATCAAATGGTACAGGTCAACGAGCTAAACTAATTTCTACACAATCTCAAAGTTTATTTCCAATTAGTCAATCAGAAATAGGATCAACAGCTTTAAATGGTGGTTTAAGTAGAACAGCTACAACAATTAATGTTGTATCTACAGATGGATTTTATACACAAAATGGATACTTAATAGTAGGAGATGAGGTTGTTTCTTATACTAATACAACTGCAACATCTTTTACAGGATGTGTAAGAGGTAAAAATAATACTATTTCAAAAGCACATTCTACAGGTGCTTCCGTTCAACAATATCAATCAAATGCTCCTTTCTTTTCTTTACAAGTTTTAACAAGTGATCAAGATGGACATTGTATATCTTTTGGTTGTAATCCTTATTATCAAGACGATATTAACCCTATGCATATAAGATGGTCAGATTCAGAAAACGCAATGGACTGGACACCTCGTGCTACAAATTCAGCAGGTGGTGTTGATTTAAGTAGTGGCTCAGAAATTGTTGGTGCTTTATCAGGAAGATCAGAAATACTTATATGGACAGATAAAGCAATGTATTCTATGCGATTTATAGGAGGAGATTTAGTTTTTCAATTTGATGAAATACAAGATGGAATAACAATGATTTCTCCTAGAGCGGCATCTAATGCTGGAGCTAGTACATATTTTATGGGTGAAAGAGGATTTTACAAATACTCAGGTGCTGTAGAGCCAATACCTTGTCCAATATTAAATTATATATTTGATGATTTAGATGTTAGTGAACAACAAAAAGTATTTTCTGTTGCTAATCCTAGATATAATGAAGTTTGGTGGTTTTACCCAAGTAATGAAATGAACTCTACTTACTCTGGCAATCAAACAGCTAATTCTGATTTAATTCAGGCAGCTCAATCAGCAGACCCAACTAGATGTGTTATTTACAACTATGTAGAAAATACTTGGACAGTAAGCGATATGTGGCGTTCAGCAGGAGCAACTGCTTATGAAGAAGATTATATGTTATTAGGTCAACAATTTAATACAACAAATAGTTTTTTAGTTAGACAAGATGATGGTGATAGAGCTAACAGTTTATCTGCTGATGCTATAGGAGATAATTTTAGTTCATTTATTGAAAGTGGTTCTATTCCAATAGCAGATGGAGATCAATTTATAGCTATAAAATCATTAATACATGATATGGAAATAGGAGGACAAAATCAATCAGATGTTATAGCAAAATTATCTGTAAGTAATTATCCATCCGAATCACCAACATCATCTTCCACAAATACTGTAACAAGTACAACAACAAAAACAGATGTTCGTGCAAGAGGCAGATCAGCAGTTCTTAGATACGAACATAAAAATCAAGATTCATTTTTTAAAATATATGGCATTAGAGCAGATATTCATCCAGATGGGAGAAGATAATGGCAAGACAACCACTAAGACCAGCACAACAAGAATATAATTATGTAGATGAAGATTTGTTTAGACAACAAGTAACTAATTTTATGAACGAAATAACTAATAAAGTTGATTTAATAGAACAAGTAAAAACAACAAATAGTGCCAAAAGCGTTAGAAGGCTTCAGTTAATGATGCTTGGTGCACCAAATTGGACAGGATAAATGGCAGATAATTATAAAGTATTAGCTCAATTAAATCCTAATGCTGCAACTCAAACAGTTCTTTATACTGTTCCTTTTAGAGAAGGAACAGGAGTTGATGCTTCTTTCCCAGCTCAAACAACTGTTAGTTCTTTAGTTGTATGTAATAGAGATACATCAACTGCTGATACATTTAGAGTCAGGGTAAAAGTTCGTAATGAAAGTGATGACAACAAACAATTCTTATATTATGATAAAACTGTTAATGCTAAAGACACTCTTGCGGCAGTAATTGGTATTACATTAAACGAATCAGATGTCATAGAGGTATATTCTACGAATGGCACTTTAAGTTTTAACTTATTTGGAGTAGAAACAACATAATGAATTATAATAGACCTTATAAGAATATGGCAGACCAAGTTGCAGGAAGAGGAAGGTATGGCGACACAACTTTAATGCATGTTAATCCTGCTGAAGTTCAAGCTCTTTCTAATGTAGCACCATTAACTGTAAATCCAGATACAGGTTATCCAGAAGCCTTTTTACCTTTTTTAGCACCTATACTAGGTAGTTTAGGTGGAACAGCTTTAGCAACAAGTGGAGCTTTAGGAGCTTTATCTCCTTTAGCAACTTCAGGTATCGCTGCTCTAGGTTCTGGACTTGCAACAACAGCTGCAACAGGAAGTCTTGAAGAAGGCATGCTTGCTGGTCTTACTGGTTTTGGTCTTGGTCAAGTAGCTCAAGCAGGAAATATTTCAGGAAATTTAGCTGAAGCAGGTGCTTCAAGTGGGGTTACACCTGATCAACTTGCTAATATAGGTGCTGAGTTTGTTCCAGCAGTAACTAATCCTGTTGGTGCTATGGGTCCTGTTCAATTATCTGACGCATCAATGAAACTTGCAGGTACAGGTGTTGCAGGTTTAAATCCAGTGCAAACTGCAGCTCTAACAGATGCTGTAAATCAACCAGGAATTGGAGGTATGTTTAGTAATGCAGGGATAAAAGGAGCTGGAAGTGCTTTAATGAATCCAGCAAACTTAGCTCCTACAGCGATTGGTATGGGTGGAATTGCTGTAGAAGAAGACTATAAAAACTATGTAGAAGGCATGGAAAATGCAGAACAAGAAAGAAAAGATAAAAGAGAAGCTGATAGAGCATCTTATGTAGAACAAATACCAGGCAGGGTAAATTTACAATATGCTAGTGGAAACAATACCCCTCCTCCTAGTAGTTTGAGTGGTTCTGGTTTAGGTGGTCCTTATGCTAACAGATACGCTGCATCTGGTGGTTCTGTTCAAAGATTTGCAAATGGTGGCCCAACATATAGTTATTTAACACAATACGGTTACACATATGATCCAAATACTGGAATGTGGACTGGACCAAACGGAATGAGCTTTCCAGACCCAGGATTTACCCCAGGTAATCCACCAGATGGAGGAGGAGATGGAGTAGAAGGTGAAACTCCAGAAGAACAAGGTTATCAATACGAAGGAACTCCGGGTCAATTTAGACCTCCTTCAGATATAGGAGCTACACCACCTCGTGGTTACAACGCTTTACCAGCAGGATATATGCCAGGATTTGATCCTGAATTTCAATATTTAACAAACCTTACTCCAAGTGCTACAGATATAAGAGGAAATCCAGCTTATAGTAGTTTAACAGGTGGTGCTATTAGTACACCTTTTGGCGATATACCAACTAATGTAACAAATCCAAATGCTACTGAGGTTGATCCAAACGCAAGAGATTTATCAGTAAACCCTTATGCTTACGGTTCAGATTGGAATGAATTTTTAATGGGTAATGAATCTGTAGGAAGAGAGTCTTATTTAGATGAATATAGGGCTTCTAATCCTTATTATCAATATGCTGATATGTCTTTTGACAATATATTTGGTGGAGGTGGTTATGGAACTCCTGATTTCCAAGGATATTATGGAAGTCCTAATTTTATTCCAGTAAATACAACAAATCCAGCACAACCCAATCCTTATGAATCTCAAATATCTTCTCTTAATGCAAGAATAGATGAGCTTATGGCAAGACTTAATCAAGGTTCTTCTGAAGAAGTACAAGAAGATAATCCAGAAGTTAAGCCAGAAGTTAAGCCAGAAGATACGAAAAAAAATAAAGAACCAATTTGGGAGTTTTTTAACAGCTCTATAAATGCTGATGGATTTACTGTAACTACATATATAGACACAAATCCTAATTCACCTACATATAATACTACTAAAGAAGAAACAGGAACAGAAAAGGCAGAAGAAAAAAATAAAGAACCTATATGGGGAAATCCAAAAACAATAACATTAAATAATGGTCAAACTCAAACTACACTCACTGATACAAATCCTGATTCACCTACTTATGGTCAGCCTAAAGTAGAAATTTCAGGTGAAGTAACAATGGAACAAGATGAAAATGGAAATTGGGTCCCGATAGGTACTTCAAGTAGTTCTGATGATAAAGGAGGCACAGAAGATACCCCACCTGGAGGAAGTGGAGATGACTCTATTACTGGTGGTGCTGGAAACGACATTATAACTGACGGTGCTGGAAACGATATTATAACTGATGGTGCTGGTAATGACATTATAACTGATGGAGCAGGAAACGATATTATCAATGACGGAGCTGGAAATGATATTATTAACGGTGGTGCTGGAAATGACATTATTAACGGTGGTGCTGGAAACGATACTATTACTACTCTTGAAGATTTAGGTTTAACACCAGGAACAACTGTTGGAGCAGGAACTCCATTTTCATTTACTATTCCAAAAGACTTTACTCTTCCAGCAAATACTGATGCAACAAAGTCAATGGATAAATCACCAACTCCTGTAAATACTGGTTTTGATTATAGTGGTATGTATAATCCTTACAACATGAACTATTTAGCAGGTTTTAATATGCCAGGAGGAGGTTTTGCAGAGGGTGGCCCTGTTCCTCAATATCAGGATGGAGGACCATCATTAGCTGTATTAGAAGATTATGCTCAAGATTTACCTATGCAACCACCAGTACAACAACCAATGTCTAATCCTAAAGTAGAACAATTAGTATCTTCTTTTGAGGATATTGCAGAACAAAGAGGGCAACCTTTATCAGAAGGCGATAGAGATTTATTAAGAAAAACTTCTCTTGTTCTTCTTGGTGACATACAAGATGACGGAAGTATAATTTCTGAATTTGTTTCTTTATTTGGTCCTGAACAATTAGACAATCTAAAAAAATATTTAAGTCCTTCTGAAGCACAAACAAAAGGAATTATAGAAGGAGAAGGAGGGGGAATGGATGATAAAGTAAAAGGAACTTTAGGAGATGAAGAAGTTGCTTTAAGTCCAGGAGAGTATATCGTTACTGCTGATGTTGTAAGTGATTTAGGTGATGGTAATAACGCTAAAGGTGCTGAAATAATGGATCAGTTTATGGAAAGAGTTCGTGTAGCTAAACATGGAACTCCAGAACAACCAGACCCTGTAAATTTAGATGAGGTAATGCCAGTATGACAAATATAAAAAAAACATTAGTAAAACCAAAAGACTTAGGATTTATATGGCCTTTTGTCGAAAAACTATTAAATAAAAGTATAAAAAGAAGTTACGGAAGAACTAGTACAAATGATTTACTGCAAGAATGTCTTTATGGAGAAAGTCATTTATGGATTTTTTTCGAAGAAGACAAGTACCCTGAAATATTAGGATGTGGTATAACTCAAATAAATGATTATCCGTCAGGATTAAGAATGCTTAATATTGATCATCTAGCTGGTAATCATCATGATAAATGGACTCAAGAAGGATTAAAATTTGTAGAAGAATTTGCTAAAGATTCTAATTGTGATGGAATAGAAGCATTAGGTAGACCAGGTTTTTGGAATTGGTTAAAAGATGATAACTGGGATCAAATAGCAGTAGCTTATCAGAAGAGGTTTTTAAATTAATGTTTAGAAGAAGAGCAAGAAGATTTAAAGGTGGAGGTGGTCCAAGCCATACAACATCAACTGTAACTCAGTCTAATTTACCTGAATATGTACAAGATGAATTTGAGGCTTTACTTAGGCGTTCAGAGTTTGAAAGTCTTCAACCCTATCAACCTTATGGTCAAGCTAGATTAGCTGGTTATTCACCAGCAGAGCAATTTGCAATGCAAGGAATAACTAATATTGCAAGAGTAGGAGACCCAAGACAAGTAAGGCAGGGTACTCAAATGATGGAAAATATTCCAGCTGCTATGAACAATTCAATATCTAGGACATATATGTCACCTTATTTTGCTCAAGCATTAGACCCAGCTAAAAGAGAAATAAGAAGAGAGTCTGCCATGATGGGTAGAGATATAAGAGATGAAGCTGCTAGAAGAGGTGGTTTAGGTGGCTATAGAGAAGCTATTATGCAAACTGAAAGAATGCGTAACAGAAACAGACAGTTAGAAGACTTAGAATATAGAGGTAGACAAGACGCATTTATGGATGCTTCAAACAGATTTAATCAAGACAGAACAACAAGAATGGAACAATCTCGTATGTTAAATGAGATGGGTCAAGCAAGACAAGCTGCTGCATTTGAAAGATTAAATGCTCTTAGAGGTATAGGTGCAGACCAAAGAGGAATGCAACAAGCAAGTCTTGATATAGGTTATGAAGACTTCTTGAGACAACAAGGTTATCCTAGTCAGCAATTAGGTGTTTATGGTAATATGCTTCATGGTTCTTTTACACAACCGAATAAAACTGTAAGTCAATATCAACAAAGACCAGGGTTATTTTCTCAAGCACTTGGATTAGGTTTAGGTGGATTAGGAATGTTTAACGCAATGGGTGGAGGACAATAATGCCTATAGGACAAAATATAGTAGAGCAGCAATACGAACTTGAAAATGTTCCAATGAATAGATTAATGTCAATGGCAGAAACACCTGATGGTATGTTTCCTCAATATCTTGTTTTAACTGAACTTGAAAGAAGAAATAAAGTGAAAAGTGCATATGATATGCAAAAAGCATCTATGGAAGGTGATACAACTGTAGCTGAAGACTTAATTATGTCTTCTAGTGAAACTCCTGCTGGTATTAATGCACTTGGGACCTCCTCATCTCTCTCAAACCAGTCTGTTGATCCAGCAGGAGGAATTACTCAAATGATGGCAGGTGGAGGAGAAGTTGAAAAAAAACTTCCAAGTGCTTTTAGAAATGTTTTTACACCAGTAACTGATACAGGAAATGAAAAAGTTGATAATACTATAGGAATGTTAATGAATATTCCTGATCTTTTTGTAAATACTTTTGATGGTGTAAAAGGAACTTCTTTAAAAGATACAATAAATTTAGCAAGAGGTTATCCTGAATTAGTGCATGAAGATAGCTATCAGTTTGAACTTGAGAATTATCTTGGTAGATATGATAAATATAAAGATAGATTAAAAAAAGACGGAGTTCCATCTAAACTTTATCAAGAAGGTGGTTCAGTTTATAGTAATCCTTACTTTGGTGATGCAGACCCTGAAGAAGTAAAAAAACTACAAGAAAAAATGCCTGGATTATCAACAGAAGACGCTGTTGCTATAATACTAGGAATAGATACTTCTGATATAACTAAAGGTTTTGCTGGAGGAGGCAGTGCTGATGAAAATTTACCTAATAAAGGTTTGGAAACATTAAATAAAGTAGCTCCTGAAGTTGTAGATAGAATGGGTTATTCAGATGGTGGTATTGCTAGATTTAATCAAGGAACAAATGTTCCATATATAGGAGTATCTGGTATAGCTGGAGCTCCGTTTATGCCTGATCCATATTTTATGAGAGGTCCTGATAATTTGCCAGGAGCTACTAAAGATATACAAGAAGAAAATGCTAAAAATGCTAGAGCTAGAGCCAATAAAATTATTGCTGATTTAGAAGCTCAGTATGGAGTTGGCAATATTCCACTAGAAGAATATAGAAAAGTTAAAAACATTTTAGAAGAAGCTGATTTGTATGACGAAGTAATAGAAAAAAGAAATGTAGAACAATATAAAAAAGATTTAGAAGAAAAAGAAAAAGCTGATGCATTAGGAGTAAAAACAGAAGAATTAATTGTGCCAGATTCTGAAAGAGAGCGTATAGAGCAAGAAAAAAAAGATAGAGAAGATCAAGCACAATCTATTATGGAAATGAGTAGTCCTGATTATCTTGCTGAAGAAATGAAAAGGTATGCTGGAATACTTGGTTTACCAAGTGAAGAAGAAAGAACAAGAGACAAGACAACGGCTATGTTACTTGGTCTTGGTTCAGGTATATCTAACGCAACAAATTTAGGTGATATTGGTAAATCATTCCCAGGAATATTTAATGCAATGCAAAAAATAGATAAACAAGAAACCAAAGATAAGATGGGTATTTTAAATCTTCTTGCTACACAACAAAAAACAAATACTTTAAGCAGAAAAGACCAAATAAAAGCTCTTAATGATTATTTAACAAGTAGACAAAAAGCATTAGAAATGCCTGGTACTGATGCTGAAGCTAGAAAACAAATTGAAGCAGAAATAAAACAAATAGAAGCAGCTCTGTCTTCAATGTTAGGAACAAAAACAGTAACCAATAGTATTCTTGAAGCTAAAAAATATGTAGGAGGTTAAATGCCTCTATTTAATTTACCTGATGGAAGAATTTTAGATATTCCTGAAAACCCTTCTGAAGAATTAAAATCTGATTTAAGAACAAAGTTAGCAGAAGATTTTCCTGATGAATACGGAGAATCATTTACTGCTGATGGAGATGACACCACGATATTAGGAACAGTAGCTGAAACAGTAAAAGCTATTCCTAGAGGTTTTTTACAAGGACTTGGAATGACAGCAGAAGGTCTTCTAAGTTTAGGTGGTATGGATGATGACAATCCAATATTAGACGCAGTTCAAGATTACACAGAAAGCTGGAATACAGAAGGCCCTTGGGCAGTTGGAGAAGGTTACGAAGATGCGTGGCTAGTAAAAGCTGGTGCTGGTTTAGGTAATGTAGGTTCTTTTTTTGCTCCAGCATTATTATCTGGAGGAACAAGTCTTGCAGCCTCTGCTTTAGGAACAGCAGGAAGAGTAGGTAAAGGATTAGACCTTGTATCAAAAGGATTACAAGCACAAAAGTTTGGTATTCCTGTTTCTGCTGTACCTTTAGCTGTTGGTATGGGTGCTTCTGAACAGTTAGATTACAGAGAAATGGCTAGAGAAAAAGGTATGGACATAACTGGTTCAGAACAATTCTTGTCAAAATTATCTGGTGGAGCAATAGGTTTAACAGAATTAGCTCCTTTATGGAGAATATTTAGAAAAATACCTAAGTCAGCAGAAGGTAAAGCATTAGTTAATGATACACTAACAAGGTTACTAGGTAGCGAACAAAGAGCTTACTTAACTGGTAGTGTAGGTGGTCAAGCCTTTGCTGAAGGTATGCAGGAAGCTGGAGCTGGTTTACTACAAAGAGCTGTGGCTAAAGGTCTTTACGACCCTACATTAGATGTTGGAGAAAGTATTTTTGATGAGTTTACTATAGGAGGTGCTGTAGGTGGAACTGTTGACTTACTTTCAGAAGTAATGTTTCCAAGAAGCAAATATAGAAAAGGTTTTGGTCCAGACGGAAAAGCTATAGAAGTAACTTATAATGAAAAAGAGTCAACCGAAGAGCAAAACATATTAGCTTCTGAACAAGAAAGAATAGGAAAAAAGAAACAAAAGAAACAACATAAAATACATAGAGAAGATATTTTAAATTTAACTCCTGTTGTTGAGCCAGGAAGAAATGGATTTAATATTATAGATAGAAATACAAATAGAATAATAGAATCAACTAATCAAGAAGCAGATGCTATAAGTAAAACTAATAAACTTAGAAGAGAAATAAAAGACGCAAGAAGAATGTCTCAGGTATCTAAAGATGCCAACGAATTAGGTGTTATTGGAAACTCTACAGATCAATCAATATTAATACAAACATCTGCTCCTGAATATTCATCTATAAGTAAAACAGAACTAGCTCAAAATTTAGACGAAAATCCAAAAGGAAAAAATGGTAAACAAATTAGAGATGATTTAAGTAAAAAATTACAAAAAAGAGCAGGAAAATTAAAAGATTCAAACAGAAAACTTTTATTAACAAAAGAAACTATAGATTTTGAAGATGCTTTAAAATATAAATTATTTCCAAATAAAAAAAGTATTGATTTATTTTTTGGTAGAAGAGCTGAAGCTGCTGATAAAATTCAAGGAAAAAGAGCTTTAAAAAACGCAAGAAATAAAAACGGAAATATAACAATAGAATCTATAAATAAAATTCTTAAAGCAAAAAATTTAACATCTACAACTAACTCTCCAGAGTTTAAAGAATATGCTAAAAAAATTGTTGGTACTAAAGACTTTTCTAAGATGACATTAGGTCAAAAACAATTACTTGTTGTTAGATTACAAGATATACCAAGAAGATTATCACCAGCACCTATGACAGATGTTTCTAATGTAATTCAAGGTAAAGAAAGACTTAACAAAGAACCTTTAAGAAAACTATTAGCAGATGATGCAGATACTAGAGTTGATTTAAATACTCCAAAAGAATATTCAAGAAAAGAAATAAAAGATATTTCTGGAACTTCTGGAGCAGAAACAACTCAACTAATAAATAGATTATTAAAAAGTAAAAGATTAACAAAAAAGAACAATAATAAATATGTATTTTTTGATGGCAGTTTAAAATTAAAAAATGGACAACCAGTTCAAACAGAAGATTTTTTCCAAAAATATATGTATGAAAATGGAAGTTCTTTTATGGAATCTCCACAAGATTACGCCAGCAGATTAGCTAAATTAAAACTTAAAAATGGATCACCTATGTTCAATGATATTAATGAAATGAACAGTATGGTTGAAAGCGAGTTTAAGAGAAGAAGAGTAAATCAAGTAAGTCTTGAAGAAATGCAATCTAACGATTTAAGACAAAGATTAATTGCTGCTAATATGGCAGGCGAAGCACCTCAGTCTGTTCAAAGAACTCCAGAAGAAATCATAATAAGAGAAAGACAAGCTATTAGGATTCAAAAAGAAATAGATAAAAAATTAAAAAAACTTGTTAGTGGAAAACAAGAATTACAAGTTGCTATTTCACCTATAATGAGAAGTGAAAATAAATTTAAAAAATTTGGAGAGCTTTCTCCAGAAGTTGAAGGTTCTTATATTAAAAGTTTAAATACTATATTTTTAAATGTAGAATCTGTTGATCCTGATTTAAATAAAAGCCAAGAAGATATAGAAGCGTCTTTATCAAGTGTTTTAGATCACGAAATTATTCATGCTTTAGTTGATTTAAATTTATTTACAGATAAAGAATTATCTAATCTTAATAGGTATGCAAGTAACACACTTGTTCCTAAATCTTATGATGAATTATCAGCAGAAAAAAAAGAAACATTTGTTCAAAGAGCTGCAAGAATTAATCCAAATTTAAGAACAAATCCAGAAGCAATACAAGAAGAAGCTGTAGCAGAAATGTATAGGGCTTGGTCTCAAGATAATAAATCAGTTACTGGTCAGCCAAGAAGTTTATTACAAAGGATATTAGACTTCTTTACAGGTATTATAGATGGACTAAAAGGAGCTGGGTTTAATTCAGCAGAAACATATGATGCTATTGCCCTATCTATTAGTGAAGGAGAAATAGGTAAAAGAAAAAATAATGAAGATGTTGTAGAAACAATAGTTGGAGCAATAGAGGAGGGAGAAAAAGAAGTTCCAGATGATGAAGAAGACAGAAGAATAGAAACAACAACAGAAAGATTATTTACAGAAAGAGAAACACCTGGATTACTTCCTTCAGATGAAATTGTTTATTCAATTTCTCCAGTTAAAGCTCCAGGGCCAAACGCTGAAACATATGAATATTTAAATCAAACAAGCATAGGTTATCCTATTGTTTCTAATGATAAAGTTACAAGAGAGCTTGTAAGAATTTACGAACAAATGAGAAAGAATGGAACTGAAGGTCAGTTTGGTCAAAGACAAGTAGAATCTGTTTTTAAAGAAATGAAAGTTGATTTACCAGATGGTATTAATATTCCAAACATAGACACCCTTCGTGAAAGAATTGTAAAAAGTTATAATGAAGACAATGACTCTCATTGGTATAAAAGATTTGGTAGATTAATTGAATCAGAGATAGGTTCAGCAAATATGGTAGAATTTTCTACTGTTTTAGCTATTACATCAGGACAAAATGCTGTTGATTCTAATCTTATTCAAACATTAGACACAATGATGGAAATAAGAAAAATTAAAAAAGAATTAGGTAAATTACCATCAGAAGCTGCACTAACAAAAAGACTAAAAGAAAATGCTATATACAATGGGCAACAAGCTAAATCAGTTGCTAAAATGTATTTAGAAGGTAACTGGAATACATCAGATATAGGTTATGCAAAAACTCCTACTTTTGCTAGAAGTATGTTTGCTGGTACTCAAGGAGAATTTTTTCCTTTCGGTACTATGGATATTCATATGATGAGAGCTTACGGATTTGAACCTGTATATCCTCAGACAATTAAATCTGGAAAAAATAAAGGAAGACCTCACAAACAAGCTGGTCAATTAAGAGATATACCTACAGCTAACGAACAATCTGTAATGCAGTTTTTAAATACTGTTTTATCAACTCAGGCTTACGAAACAAAAGATGGGAAAAGTTCTTTTGCTCCAGATGAAATACAGGCTTTAGGTTGGTTTGAACAGAGAAGAAGAACGACTGACGCAGATCAATTTGGTGATGCTACTATAGATGGTTTGTTTGCAACACCAAAGGTAGCTAGGTCTGTAAGAGATTTAAAAGAAATGAAAGAAAATGAAGATTTTAATACTAACATTCCTTTAGATGAAGGTTTAAGTAGTATTAATGATATTTTATTTAAAGGAAGAGATAATTTATTAGGTTGGAATGGTAATTTAGACCCATTGTATTATATACATCAGGCAGTAGCACCGACTATTGTTGTTTCACCTAATGTTGGTGTTGATACATTAGGTATGACAGAAGGATTAACTTTAGAACAATCAGAAGATTTAAGTGATAGAATATTTAATTCAATCACAAATGATCATCTTGGAAGACCTCAGATAACATTTTTAAATGATTTATCTATTCCACATGAAATAAGAAAAACTTATGGTGGGTGGAATGGTGTAATAGAACCTAGTTATATTATAACATTTCCATCATTAAGATATGATACAGATGAGATTACTTCCATTGCTCAAATTCTTGGTTCTGCTTTAAGACAAGACGCTACAGTAATTGCACAACCAAATTATAGTGGTGATTATAGAGGTATTATAGTAAGGAAACAAAATGGAGAGCCAATAACTAGAGAAGACTCTATAGCTTTAGCTGAAAATTTAAGTTTTGAAGGTAATCCTTTAGGGTTTACATTAGAAATGATACCAGAAGACAATAGTGTATTTTTTATGGATGATGCTAGTTTTGGTCTTAAAACTAAAGCAGAAAGAGATCAAAGAGCCTCTGAGTTTACTGCTTTCTTAAAAGAAAATGTTGGCAATATATTAGGAACAGATGTAGAATTAAATTCATTCAATACAGAAGGAGATTATCTTGACAGAGAAGCAGGAGATTACAGAGGAAGAGACAATAGACCAACGCCTTTTGAGGGAATCAGGCGTTACGCCAGTGTCACAAAATCATCCAATTTACAAACGGCCGCCTTCAATACGCTTTTTGAACCGATTGAACGACAAATCAGAGACTTCTTCGAGTTAGAACAAATTCCTATACCTTCTAAAGGTATATCAGCATTAAAAGACCCATTATCAGCTTTAGAATCAAAACAAGATGCTGATAATTTTGAGGTAGAAAAAGCTAAATTAGAATTAGAACAAGCCAATATATCTATAAGTCCGGGTGGTATTCCTCCATACAGTCTTAGAAATGCTTCCAATACAGCTATAGAAACTGCTAACAGAATGTTAAATTCTAATGCATTTATATACGATAAAAAAATAGATGACGATTACAAAGAAAGTAGAAAAGCAGAAAAATTAGATTTTAACAATTATGGAACTCCATTTAAATCACCACCTTTTAAAGAAGATCAAGAAATACATTGGGCTAGAAAGATGTTAGATACCCTTACAGTTCCGTTTTTTAGTTTAATTGGTAAAGGAAGTTACGCAGAAAATAAAGAAAACACATATCTTGGAGCAGAGATATTTAATAATATGAGAGGAAAAATTGTAGACAGACATGATGGCCAAAGAAAAGCTGCTCAGAAAATTTATACATGGTTAAAAGAAGAAGGAAAAGATGAAGAAGCAGAAAAGTTAATAAGAGCTGATACAAGTGCCGAAGCTGCATCAACTTTTGCTGATAGATCAAGAGCTTTTCTAGGAGATTCAATAAAAAAAGGTGGTATTTATCAATTTGTAGATGGTAAAGGAAACATAACAAATGATTGGAGAAACGGAAGTACAGCAGTAGTACCAGTAACACTAGAAGATGGTTCTAGTGCTAGTTTTTTAGATTTAATGGCTCTTCTTCATCAAGAAGTTACAAACGAAGATGGTTCTAAAAAAACTATTTCATTAGAACAAGACTTTGCTAATTACATGATACATAGAAGAATAAAATCATTACAAGAAAATAATTTGTTTGATGAATCAGAGCTAAAAGAACAATTAGAAAATAATAATATGTTGAAAAACTTTTTAGATAATGATGATTATTTTAAAATGTTAACAAACGATAAACCTACAATAGAAAAAGCAGCTGATATTTATGACGCTTTAAACGATCAAGTTATTGATTATGCTATAACAACAAATCTTTTAAATAAAC